ACAGCCATATATCTGAGCTTCTCTATAAGCACATCGGGGTCAGTAGACCCAAAGCTGTCGTATAGGTGTAACCTGTTATCTTTAGTAACCGCATCAAACGATTTACGCAGTTCGCCTTCGTCTACCGTTGAGTCAACATGAAGGACTTTGTTCATATGAATACCGAGCATACCCTGCATCGTGCGACGCAGACCTTCCTCGAGCATCATCATGCCCACCGTCATATCTTTATTCATTAGTAGGTCGTAGGCTATCTCTCGGACAAACGCTGATTTACCAACGCCCGTCCCAGCAGTTATAGTTGTTAGCTCCCGAAGCCCTACTCCATAGGTAGGCGTATTAAGGCCTGAGAAGGGATAGGGTACACGGAAGCTATCGTTGCTGCCTCTTACTGTATCCCAGAGGTCGGCAGCGTTAATGATGCCATCGGGACGATACTGTTTAGCACCCCAGATAGCATCAATGACATCAGCCCCACGCCCTGCTACTAGCATTTCGTTAGGGTCTTTGAGGTCAATGTGTGCGATATGGGCTTTGCCTGGCGAGATGAGCTTTGCACATTCTAGTGCTGCATCCTTACCTACATCATCCATATCGAAGAGGAACACAACCTTCTCAAACTTCTCTAAGAAGGTAATGCTCTTGCGTATAGCCCGTGATGCCCCTTGTGCGCCATTTGGCACAGACACCACAGGATATTTATTGTTTTGTAATTGAGATACAGAGAGTGCATCAATTTCACCCTCTGTAACCACTATCATTTTGCCTGAGTCACGCCAGAGCCAGTCGCCATATAATCCTACATTCTTATGGTCACCAATCCAGTGGAATGTCTTATCTGGATAGCGAACCTTTGCAGCGATAGGTCTTCGGTTCTTGTCGTAGTAATAGGCTAGGTGGGCTGGGCTACCATTATATTCACCAAGGCGGTATCCCCATTTAGAAGAGGTCTCTTCCGTGATACGCCTTGATGATATAGCTCTTGTTTCGCCTTCGACCTTGAGTACTTCTTTTTGTTCTGAACTACCCGTTGTCGATAAAGGAGCGACCCAAGACGTTTCGCCATTGGATTCTTTTTGCTCATAGTAGTCACACCCAAAACAATATCCGTGTCCATCGTCATATCTGGCTAGGTTGTCTTTAGAGCCACAGCTCGGACACGGTTCATGTTGAAGAAACTGAGACTCTTCCATATCACTCCTTTAGCCAGTCCAAAGGCAAGTCACTGTTCGAGTAGGGGAAGCCATTACGCTCTGCCCACATCCCGTAGGTGGTCTTGCTTTGCTTGGATATTTTTTGATTAGCGTTTGAAAAGATAAACCTGATGTCTAAATCAGGGTGCTGGTCTTTGACTAACAGCATCTTTTGACGGTCAGCCGTTAGGAAACGGCCTTTGGTCTCTATGATGATGCCATTGGGCAAAACAAAGTCGGGGGTGTATCGAGCCTTTTTTGCAGGACGAAGATAATCAATCTTCATCTGCTCATATTCAAACTCGATACCACGCTCGAGCAGTTCTTGAGCTATACGTTCCTCAAGCCCTGACCGATACCCGTTACCTGTTTTATTTGCCCATCCACCAGCATTAGAAGAAGTCAGACGCTTCTTCCTGCGTAGTGTTGGCATCAGTTTCCTCGTTTACTTTTATTTCTTCTGTCTCGAAGACAGCTTCTTCGCCTACTCCGAAAGGATTAACTTTATCGTTTTCTAGTTCCTTTACTTCCTCAATCAATACGCTGAGAGGCTGGAGCGATACGCCTTTTTTCTCCGACTGCCAAAAGTAGACATCAAACTCTACTTTCATAGTTGAGCCACCACCTATTCTATCGGTTTGCTCATCGGCATTTCGGAAGAAAACTCTGGGACGACGATTCCAAAGTTGACCTTCTTTATTCATTTTGTTGGCAACTCGGATTTTAAAGATAACATCCCCTGTTGGAGTACCATCTTTATCTTCATCCATTTTCCACATGGTGTTTTCGTTTTTGCTAGGAGCTTTACCTGTCCACTCTTTGTAGACTGTAGCCAGCTCCTCCATTAGCTCTTTCGCTTCCTCAACAGGAACACGTAAATCAGCTTTGTATTGACCTAGTTTGTTATATTTAACATCTGGTCTTACAAGGCGTGGGTAGAAAGCTTTTCCAAGCATTGTAACGCCTGAATACTTTCCTGATTTCTCATTCAGATATTTCATCTAAATCCTCAATTAAAAAGAAAGTTGTAGCGTAGCTAGAGATAAAATGTAGCTGACGCTGGGTTAGGACAACTGATTGGACTAGGTAACCGTCCTCATCGGGGGTTTCTCCAGCCTCTACATCCTCTTCAGTTGCTTTGCGGATTTGCATGACCATGAACTTATCGTCCTCAATCATGTAACCCATCATTGCTGGGATGCAGTCGTCGTGAGTGTCATCGTGAACTTCATACAGATTTGCGATAGTGATATCTGCTTCGTCTACTTGCTTTTTGCAGTAGTCATTTAGGTTGATTACATTAGATGTCATCGTACAATCTCTGTAGAAAGTGTTCACAACCGTAGGGGTCTGACATTGCTAGAGCTAAGTACAGACGCTCGAAGGTATCCCGTTTGATACCGTTCAAAGTTTCTCGTGAGTTGTACGCAGTGCGTATAATCTCAACGACGGGATGTAGTTGGTCAAACATTTGAGTCATTTCCGAAGGTTTCCTTCTAGTACGTGTGATAAGTTTAAGAGTCTCGTATATGTAAGGGTTAAGAAAAGAAAAACTCACTTTCAGAGACACCTTGAATGTCCAAGTTACCTTTAGACGGGGGAAGGTCATGTTCAAAAGGCAAAGAATTATGTAATTCAGCCAAAGGGTCTGAGTGTACATACATTTGTATAAAGCTAGGCTTTACACACTGCTCGATAAACACAGGCATATGTGCAGCATGAACCCCGAAGCTGTCATGGATCATGGCAAAGCTACCAATCCCAACTCTGAGACCATCAAGGACAGCCATACGCAAATGAGTAGCATCGAGGCTGTGAACAAAGTTAGGCGCAACAGATAGTGCCATATCTTTTCCATCAAGTTTTGGTGCATCTTCATAATATGTAAGGCTAACCCTTCCGTTCATGTAAGTATCATGTCGCATTTGTTTTTGTGCTGCTCTGTACTGTACCACCTGAAAACCATCGGGTGTTGTCCATGTCATACGTTTATCGTACCCTGAACATTCCAGCTTGTTTTGGTATTTAGTACACTCTCTGGCTACTGAAGACAGCCAGTCCATAGCCACCTTACCCTTCACAACCACCTCATTTATAGCTGCCCAAATGTGCTTGGCAAGTAGTACGACCATCGCTTGATCCTGCTTGTCATCCCACATCCGCTTATGTCCAGCCTTCAGCTTGTCCATGTAAGCCTCTCGGGTGTACTCCATACAGCTCGAGAACTTACCAGCATAAGGTATCACCATTGTCTGACGCTTGGTCATCTTACGGTCTATTCCAAAGTTGACCCATAACATGGCCTCCGGTGAACCCTCGGCAATCAGCATACGTTTGGTCACCTCTGCCACATCAGCATAGATGTCCTGACGGTCTAATCCTGGAATTAGGTTTACTGATTTACCCCCGACCTCATCTCTGAGCATCGCTGAGTAGTGCTGTAAGCCGGAACAGGTGGCATCTACATGGCACGGGAAGTGCGAATAGAATACCTCGCCACGCTTATCTGTCTCCAACAGGTCTGCCCATTCCATACAGAAGGACAAGAACATAAAGGGTTCGTCAGCGTCCAGCCACTGCTGGTTATTACGCCAGTCTTTGCCACACTCTACAATCCAGTCCTCATTGGCAATCACCCAGTCAGCTCGGTCTTGCAGGGATACTTTATCGTTACCCCAAGCATTAGCCCCAGCTACCGCAAGCCATGCAGCTTGCTCCATGTTTTGGATAGGTTGACCCTCAGCAAACTCCAGCATTGATTTACCGAAGTCGGCTGCCTGTGGGTTAAGGAAGGCTGGCAATGGGTATGCCCGACCCCGTACATCTAGATTGTGTGG